AAACGCTGACCCTGTCGTGGCGTATCGTAACTACTTAATTAATGAAAAGCACTATGCTGCTTGGAATAAAACTAGACCTAAACCTAACTGGTGGAACACTAGTTGGCAAGTTGAGGAGTGTGCATGAGTATTAATTTTAATTACACAGAAACTAGTTTAGAAAGATTTTTTGGCTATCTTAATGAGCGTCATATTATGTACCTTAGAAGGAAAAACGGTGTAGCTTATCCGTGGACAGAAGACCCTATACTTACAGAGTATAGTTTTTGTAACGTCTACCGTGAGTTAGATAGAGTCACTGAGTGGATAAGAGTTAACTGGCGTGAACCTTATGCTGACCATAAAAACTTACCTTTTGCTATGGCTGTAGCTAGGCAAATAAATTGGCCAGATACTCTAGAGGAAATAGGGTTTCCTGAAACTTGGGAACCTGAAAAGGTAAAAGCCATTATGCAAGCTAGAAAAGATAGAGGCGACAAGGTATATACTGGTGCATATATGTTGACTGGTACTTTAGGTGGTACAAAAATAGAGCAAACTGTTGATAAAATACTCACCCCTTTAAAAAAGTTTCACCCACCTATGATAACTTGGTCTCTAGAAGATACTTGGAAAGGTTATTTACAAAAAGCAGGGTTTAGTGGTTTTATGGCTTATGAAGTAGTTACTGATCTACGCCACACTAAATATTTAAATAAAGCTGAAGACATTATGACGTGGGCTAATCCTGGTCCTGGGGCACAGCGTGGGCTTAACCGAATAAAAAATAGAGAGTTGAATCAGACTGTAAAAAACCAGATACTTAATTTTGAGATGCAACAATTACTAGACCTTTCACCTAACTATTTACAAGGACATATGGAACCTTTAGAAATGAGAGACATAGAACATTGTCTTTGTGAGTTTGATAAATACGAAAGGGTACGTTTAGGTCAAGGTCGACCACGTGCTAAATATAAACCAAAACCTGAGGAGGTTAACCTATGAAAATATTTATTCCAACCAGAGGCAGGGCTGACGATCAAGTGACCTTGTCCCATTTTCCTGAGGACTTACGTAAACAAGTTACGTTAGTTGTCAATGAATATGAAAAAGATTTATACGATAAATATGATTGTCAAATTATGGCTTGTCCTGAGTCCGTTGTCCACGATATAGCTAGTAAACGTAAGTATATTTGTGAAAACGCAGGTGGTGGTAAGATAGTTATGTTAGACGATGACTTACGTTTTTATATTCGTAAGTCTACTAACGACTGGCACCTTAGATATATAGAGCCTGATGAGTTTCACGCTTTATTTGGTTTATTAGATAAATGGCTTGACGACTATGCCCACTGTGGTGTAAGTGCTAGGGAAGGTAACAATCGCGTTGAACATTTATCTGCTGAAACTACTAGGTATATGCGTGTACTAGCATACAATCTTGATATGTTTAAAGGTAAAGGCATTGAGTTATTCAGAACTAAAGTTATGAGTGACTTTGATATGAACTTACAATTATTAAGCAAAGGACTACCTAATAAGGTGAGCTATTATTATGCCCAAGGTCATGGTAGTAGTAATGCTCCTGGTGGCTGTAGTGAATGGCGTAACGTTCAAATGCAGTCAGAGGGTGCAGAAATTTTAAAATCCCATCACCCTGATGTGGTTAGGGTAGTAGAAAGGGAAACTAAGACAGCTTGGGGTGCAGGAAAAGAAGGCACGGTTATACGTAAAGACGTCAACATACAATGGAAAAAAGCATTAAAACTAGGAGCACAAAATGGCGAATTATTCTGATATCTTAAATGGATATAAGTCGGAACTTAAAGGTAAACGAGATTCTGTAACAGTTAATCTAAGTGTACTACTTGATAACCCTACCAGTATACCAGAACACGTAGATATTGTAGTAGAGGTAGATAAGCTAATAGAAAAATTAGCTACCATACAAGAAAAAATAGAAATGGTAGATTTTGTTTTAAAATTCAAGGATAGTCAATGATAGTATTAAATTGTAGAAACGTTAACGACGGCTTTGTTAAAGCTATGGATCTTATTGCTCAAAATAAAGAGTACACTTTTCCTAGTAGGGCTGGCGAAGTTATAGAAGTACCTCAACCTGTAGCAACAGTGTATGGTAATTCAAAAGAAAGAGTTTTGTTTGAAGACGCACGTAATGCTAATCCCTTCTTCCACTTAATAGAAAGTTTATGGATGTTAGGTGGCTGTAATGACCTAGAGTATATAGAGTATTACAATAAACGCATGAGTCAGTTTAGTGATGACGGTGAAACACTACAAGGTTCTTATGGCTTTAGGTGGCGTGAGCATTTTGGTGGTGATCAGTTAGGCGTAATTATAGAAAGGTTACGTAATGACCCTACTGATAGAAGATGTGTACTTCAAATGTGGGATCCGTATGTTGATTTTAACACTGAAAGTGTAGACGTTCCTTGTAACACAGCTATTTATTTTAAAGTGCGTGACGGTAAGTTAGACATGACCGTTAGTAATAGGTCTAATGATGTTATATGGGGAGCATTTGGTGCTAACGTTGTACATATGTCTATACTTCAAGAATATATAGCATACGGTATAGGTGTAGAAATAGGCACATACACCCAAGTTAGCGATAGCCTACACGCATACACAGATTTATTTTATGATATGTATAATCAAATGGAGGCAGAAGATGCTTTTGACTTTTATAGTCAAATGAGCTTAAGAAACCCCTACGATAATAAAGCTATTAATTCGTTCCCACTTATTAGCACAGATATCATGACTTGGGAACAAGACTTAACATGGTTTTTATGCCGTGCACCTATGTCGTCTGTAGATTTTGCTGACCCTTTCTTTAGTGAGGTGGCAGTTCCATTACAAGATGCTTGGTATTTATACAAGAGCGAAGAATATGATGAAGCGTTAATTGAAGTACAGTCTTGCCTAGCTAGTGACTGGGGTACTGCTGCTTATAATTGGCTAAATAAATCTATAAGTAACAAAGGAAAGTAAATGAGTAATATTACACAGTGGTCGTATAGCCGACTGAAAATGTATGAGGCGTGCCCTAAGAAAGCAGAATATGCTTTTATACAACGTATAAAAGAACCTGGCAATAAAGCTATGGATCGTGGTAAAGATATCCATAAAATGTGTGAGGAATATATACGTGGGCGTTATGATGAAACCCCTTCACAACTTAGTGAATTTAAAGAAGCTTTTGATTTATTAAAAGACTTACACCTTAAAGGTCATGTACTTTGTGAAGGTGACTGGGCTTTTGATAAAGAGTGGCAGTCTACTGGTTGGTTTGATGAAGACACTTGGGGTAGGGCTAAAGTAGATGCATTTGTTCATATTGAAGGTGATAAAAACGCTAGAGTAATAGATTTTAAAACAGGTAGGTATGAGGGTAATCAAGAAGGTCACAGAGAACAATGTGAGCTTTATGCCAGCATAGTATTTGAAAGGTTACCAGAGTTAGAAACTATAACTACTGAGTTGTGGTATCTTGACCATGGTAAGCTAGACCGTTATGAGTACGACAAACCTACTGTGGACGGTAAGCGTGAACGTTTAAATGATAGGGCTGTAGACATGACCACTGCTACTGAGTTCCCTGCTAAACCTTCACAATTTAAATGTAAGTGGTGTTATTATGGTAAACAAAATATTTGCCCTAATAGAATTTAATAGGAGATTATATGCCTGCAGATTTTGATAAGATAGAAAAGTTAGCTCAACGTGATATAGCACAGCTAAAACACGCTGAAAAAAGTTATGGTGATAGTTGGCGTAAGCGTGGTGGCGTTGGTGCGTTTATGATGTTAGCACGTAAGTTTGACCGTATAGAAAACCAATCAATGAAAAACCATTGGGACGTATTTGGTGCCATACTAGATGACCCTAGTAATGCTGGCATACTAGATGATATACGTGATTTACGTTGTTACCTTTATTTAGTAGAGGCTTATGCTTCTAGCTTAGAAATACACCCACCCAGTGCAGAGTAGTTTATTTATGCCTGAGACGGACTGGGTTCCCCCTAGTAGTTTACCAGACCTATCTAATTATAGTGAGGTAGCTATTGACTTAGAGACTTATGATCCGTTACTCATGTCTCACGGACCGTCTTGGGCGTTTGAAAATAAAGGTCATGTAACTGGTATAGCTGTAGCTACTAAAGACTTTCAAATTTATCTACCTATACAACACGTTGGTGGTGGTAATTTAGATAAGCGTGTGGTTATAAACTGGATGAATAAACAGTTTAGCTATAACAATGACAAAGTTTTTCATAACTCTTTATACGACTTAGGTTGGTTAAGGCGTTTAGGTGTCAAGGTAAACGGAACTATACATGATACTATGTTTGCTGCACCGTTAATTAATGAAAATCAATATGGGTATTCTTTAAATAAGTTAGGTGAAAGATACGTGGGTGAACTTAAAGATGAAAGTCTGTTAGAAGATGCAGCAAAAGCCTACGGTCTTAATCCTAAAAGCGAAATGTATAAACTACCAGCTAAGTATGTTGGACCATATGCCGAACAAGACGCAGGGCTAACTCTAAAACTTTGGGGTATATTAAAAGACCTTTTAGTTAAAGAAAACGTTATGAAAATATATGAGTTAGAAACTGCTTTAATTCCTTTATTGCTAGATATGCGTTGGAAAGGTGTACGTGTAGATTTAGAAAAAGCTGAAAAAATTAATAAGAAATTAACTAACGAAGAAAACAAAATACTAGAAGGTATTTATAAAGAATATGGTGTAGCTCCAGACTTATGGGCAGCAGCATCAGTGGCTACTGTATTTGATAGAGCAGGGCTTAGTTATCCTAGGACAGAAAAAACTAACGCTCCTAGTTTTACCTCAGCTTGGCTTGAAGGACATGAGCACAAACTAGCTAAAGATATAGCCAGAGCTAGACAATTAAATAAAGCTAGAACCACCTTTATAGATAACATGATATTAGACCATAATGTTAAAGGTAGAATACATGGGGAATTACATCCTTTACGTAGTGACCGTGGTGGTACAGTAACTGGTAGGTTCAGTAGTAGTAAGCCAAACCTGCAACAAGTGCCAGCTAGGCACGATGAAATAGGACCTCTTATCAGGAGTATATTTATTCCCGAGGAAGGTATGCACTGGGGAGCTTTTGACTACTCTCAACAGGAACCTAGACTTACCGTACACTATGCCCATAAAACTCAACAAGAAGGTTCAGACGACGCAGTAGATGCCTACCGTAATAAAGACGCAGACTTTCATCAAGTAGTAGCAGATATGGCTAACATAAGTCGTAAAGAAGCTAAGATTATTAATCTAGGTTTAAGTTATGGCATGGGTAAAGATAAACTTATTCGTCAGTTAGATATTTCACCGCAGGAAGCTGAAATATTATTCGATACTTTTCATAGCCGTGTACCTTTTATTAAAGGGTTGCGTGATCAATGTGCTAGGTTGGGTAGTAACCGTGGATTTATAACTACTGTGCTAGGGCGTAAGTGTAGGTTTAATTTATACGAACCTAGATACGAGTTTGGAAGTACACCTTTACCGTTCTCAGATGCATTAGATAAATATGGTCAGGACATTAAGCGTTCCTTTACCTATAAAGCTATGAATAGGCTTATACAAGGCTCTGCTGCTGACATGACTAAAAAAGCTATGGTAGAGTTATATAAGGAAGGCATACTAGCCCACACACAAGTACACGACGAGTTAGATATATCTGTCGACTCTAAAGAAACTTGTGAAAAAATTATGCAAATTATGGCTGATTGTGTACCCCTAGTTGTACCTAATAAAGTTGATGCTGAAATAGGTCAAAGCTGGGGTGAAGCAACTATTAACTTCAAGGAGTATTTTAATGTCACGTAGAGATAAACAAAGAGCTAAGTATTTTGAAATTTTTATGATAACGCTCAATACTAATATGACACTTGAAGAAATAGGTGTCAGGTTTAAAATCACCAAACAAAGAGTATGGCAAATCGTTAGGTTTAATCACATAGGGGCAGGAGATTATTATCGAGGATACGATGCATATACTGACTTTAGTAATGCTTTACTAAATGATACGAGCCTTAGTAAACTAGAACGTAAGAACATGATGAGAAACTGGCTAAGAGAACATGACGTTAGACTCATCAGGAGTAGAAATGACACAAAAATTATTGCATGAAACTAGCAGTCTTCATGATTCCCCTTGTATTGGCATGTGTACTGTTACTCAGTGGGGTACACGTACCTGTAAAGGATGTGGTAGGACTGCCACAGAAATTAGGGACTGGAACACTTTTACGGAAGTCGAAAAGAAACTGATCGTTGT